GTCGTGGCATTGCTTTTCTTGCGGAGCTACTTCGCCTTCCGAAGAGTACAAAGAAGAGCTAGCTGAAAAAAGCACCATAAGAACTAAACCAAGACAGAAAAAAGAGGCAGATCGTCGTCCGTAAAGAATAACTCATGTGCACGGTCTTTAACCAGCGAGCTTTTAAGATATGTTTCACGCTCTTCGTCGTTTGACATTAAAGCGATTTTCTTTTGCAAGTGTCTGGACAGTAGCACTTCTGCATATTGTCCGCTGTCTAGTTCCATTGTTACTACACCGACCTTGTAAGGACAGTTAAAAATCCAGTAGTAGACGATTTCGTTAATGTAGGTAGTCTTACCTGCGCCTGTATCAGCAGCGATATTGTAAGTGTGGCCTAGTGCACAACCACCGCCAAGCATTGCGTTAGCTTTCTTCATGAAAGGCGGGAATTCAATCTTAGGCATAACTGCTTGATTGATCATCTTTTCGTACAGAGCGCCGGAGCCAACTACACCGACAGGTACGTAAGGTTCAGCAGAGAAGAAGTCTCTAACGAATTCTGACTCACGTCCTTGTTCGATATACTTGTTAGCATCTTTCAGTTTCATTTGCATGATCTTGACTTTGCCTTTAGGCAACGAGTCTACAACTTCTTGTACACTTTCTTGTCCTGCATCGTCATTATCGTAACAGACAACAATGTTCTGAAATTGATCACAGAACTTGTACTGCATGGCGATTTGCTGTGCTGATTTGGCACCTGTAGTACCTGATACGACAGCAACCTCATAGTCCATATCCTTCTTGACGTAGTAATCTCTAAGCATTTGATACGCAGAGAGTGCGTCAATTTCACCTTCGGTAATCAGAAGGTACTTAGCCGGTTTCGGGAAATTGCGTTGCATGAACAGGTCACAGTCGCGTCCTACGTTGCCTACACTATAGAAGTCTTTTGGTACTGTACGGACTTTATAACCACTACGGGCACCGGCTTTTGTCACCGGACAAAATTGCTTTGTCACTTGCCCTGTCTCTGGATCGACGGAGTGTCTTACTCCGAATTTTTCATATGTGTCATCACGAATACCACGAAAGCCTCTAGCTGAAAAACCGCTCATTTGAACAATTTCAGCAGCTTCGTCGTTTGTGATTGGTTCTTTTTGACTCTTAGCCAATCTTGCCTCTTTTTTCTGTCTTGGTTTAGTTCTTATGGTGCTTTTTTCAGCTAGCTCTTCTTTGTACTCTTCGGAAGGCGAAGTAGCTCCGCAAGAAAAGCAATGCCACGACTCATCATCATACACTGCTTTTGCATCGGAGCTATTACATACAGAGCAAGCTTCGTGTCTTACGAAGATCGCCATCGGTTCTTTCTATTGGGTTTCTTGCTCTTGTTCTTTCATAATCTGTTTTACAGACTTGAGCGGCATTATACCATAAAATACCTCTAAAATTTTTACCCCTAGCGGAGTACTGTCAAGTTTATTCTTGCCGGTTAGCTTGAGCTTCTTGTTTAGTGCATCTAGTCTAGTCATAATGTGTATCTCTCCTGTTTTTGTTATTTCCAATTAGTTTCTATTGACAAGTAATGTATAATATCTGTTTGTCTTTATAAAATGTTTAAACCTACCTTTTTATATATTAAACAACACACTGTTACCGGCTTACTTTATTTTGGTAAAACAACCAAAAACCCGGAGAAATACAGAGGCTCCGGTAAATACTGGTTAAGACACCTGAAAGCACACGGGAATATTGTTTCAACAGTTTGGTACTGCTTATATTTAGACGAAGAAACGTGCCTTAACACAGCAATTCTTTTATCTGAAATAAACGATATCGTTGCTTCTGATTGTTGGGCTAACCTAATAGCAGAGGACGGATGTTGTGGCGCTGCCAAGGGCCACGTCAACTATTTTAAACCTACTGCTGAGCAGCTTGCCATAATTTCTCAACGAACTAAGGCATTGTGGGCCGATCCTGATTTTAGAGCTAAAATGATTCAAATTCAAAAAGACCGCTTCACTCCCGAGGTACGTGCAAAGTACAGTGAAACTACGCGCCGCGTATATACAGAAGAACGTAAAAAGAAACATAGCGAATTTATGAAAGGTAAGAGGTACGGCGTAGCCCTAAAAGGCGTCAGTAAACCTGAAGGTTTTGGGGCAAAAGTTTCGGCGGGATCGAAAGGAAAGCCTAAATCTGAAGAACATATTTCAAAAATGAAAGTTCCTAAAAACCGAGTTTGTAGGCTTTTTGATCGAAAAGAAATGAGTGTTAATCATTTCTCTAGGTGGCTACAGATCGTTATGCAAGAGGAAGTTTGAACTGACCACTTTGAAGCTTACGCTAGGGTCAGTTTCATTTTTGTAAACTACACCTTCGCGTTTTACTTTGCTATTGATTACGCTTTGTCCGTCTGCACTTGCAATCAACGACTGCATAGTAACTGCACCTAGGTCGGTGTTCCGGGCTAGCACTGGTACGCTATTACGATACTCAAGTTCCGGCTGAATTATTTCAAAATTCAACAGGAGATTTTTACGTTCGGTTGCATTCAGATAGCGTTGCTCGTCAATGTTGAATACGTCGTAGATGTAGATGCGGTAATCTTTCAGTCCGTAGTAGTTCTTCTGAATTCCCGGTCCTACAAGTTCCCCTTGAAGAGCATAACTAACTTCGCAAGCTTTCACTGCATCAACCAGACCAGTACTCAAAGCAGTAGCCCAAAAAGCACCACCGTCGGTAGGGTCAAGATCAAGGTTACGTGAGCACACACCAACTTTACCTTCTTTGATATAGTTGTAAATCGTAATGCTGCTGCCTTCAAGCTTTTCTGTCACTTCCCATTGTACGCCAGAAGCAATCCACTTGTCAAGAGCTTTTGTCAGATTTTGAACACGTTCTTGATCAGTCTTCGGAATGAAGATAGGAAAGTTACCCTTGCTTCGGCCTGAGTTGAATCCACCTGCTCCTTCTGCTCGTTCCCACTTAATAACCCCAAGAATTTCAGTAACATTGTCACCTTCCTTAACTTGGAAGATTGCCGTTGCATCATCAAGGCATTTGATTGAGATAACGGCTTCGCCTGTAGGAAGCGTATCAACAGGCAATAGCAGCCCCTGAGAGATTTGCCCGCGCAGTTTAATCGTCTTTAAACGCTCACCAAAGACGCCCTTGTACACGGATGGGGTGTTACCCTTACTGAGGAAGCTAGCGAGCGTAGTAGGCACGAAGGAATCAGTTTCTAGGTACAGTGCAAGACTGTCAGCTTTGAACTCACCTTTCTTTACGATAACCCGCCAGCCGTCTACGACTGCAATTTCAAGTGCATCTGCATTAGGGTGCTCCACGATTTCGCTGATACGTCGAATCGTAGCGAGAGCGCGAGTTTCGGTTGGTTCAATTGCCGAAACTTCGGTTAGGTGATCAGCGTCTGTTTCAGCACTGGCAGCAGTTAACTCATCAACGGCTACTATTTTTAGGTCTTCTACTTCTGTTGTGTAAACTTCGGCTTGGAAGTCTTCAATAATTTTTTGTGGTTCTTTCATGTGCTCTCCTGTTTTCTTTCGTTTTAGTACTTGATTCTTGGTTCTCTCGAATAGAGCACGGAAATCATAACTCATATTAGAACCTTTTTAGATATCCGTGTGTCATTAACAGATGACGCATCTTTGTCCAGTTTACGTGCGGGCGTTTGCCTTCTGGATAGACTAAAGGACAACCGAGCGCAGCATCATCAATATAGCAATGTGCATATGCCTTCGGGCTAGAAGTCCATGTTGCTTGCTGTGGATTGTTATTGATTCCGAACAAATGGATTTCTTGAGCATCAAACCATTTACAAGCTTGTACTAATGAATCTCCGCTACGCATTGTCCACAGAATTAAATCGTGGCCTTGTGCTACCAAGTCTTTTAAGACGGGTACTGCACCGATGTCTTCACCGATACCCGGATATTCGTGCGTTACGCAAGTTCCGTCAAAGTCTACCGCGATAATCATTTTGAATCCTTCAATATTTTCCAAGACTCTTCGATTTGATCCTTAGCAATTTGCCACAGATTCGGATCAGCTTTTGTTAAAACTGCAAGCAACTGCTCTTTTTCTTTGAGATACGTTACTGCAAAATTCTTGTCGTGTTTAACGATGCTAGACGTGTTGCTGATAAGGTCAGCTACTTTGATTGTTTGAATCCATCCCGGAGCAGCGTGAAGACGAGCCCTAGTTTGAGCTTTTCTGGACGCTCTGTTACCTTCTTCCAAATCAGACAGCATCATAACCCCATAAGCGATTTCAGGTCCAAACTCTTGTTTCAGCACTTCTTCAGTAACTCCGCAGTCTTCAACTGAATCGTGCAACCATGCAGTCGCAACTAGAACATTTGCAGAGTCGCCATAATTATGCGCTACAGTAGACACAATACCCGCTACTTCTCCAAGATGAATAGCATAGTGATCATTAGTGTATTTTCGTACCTGTCCTTTGTGGGCTTCTTTTGCAAACTGCATTGCTTTTAGTACTAGATTCATATTACTCCTTACCACGTATAATTCTCAGCATCTAAGTATACCTGACAATGTCTACGAACGTAATTAACTGTATCAGGTTTTAGGATACTGCTGTGCGTAGCTCTGATAAAAGCTCGCCAACAGAAATCACCTGAAGCTGTGCCTCGGTGCTCGTCGTGCTGAGTAAATTGGTGCCACATTCTGGGCTTAACATAACCGTTCTTGAACTCTGTCAAAGGACCACCAGACACCCAAAGATACATCGGAGAATTGATAGCAGGCACTACATTAAAGTCTTGTACGCCAGTGGGTCGGGGGATGTTATCGAAGTGCCAGTTCGGAATGCAAGGATATTGCCTTGGCATTAGCATATGCACCTTGATATCCCAAGTAAAGTCTCTCGGTTTATCTGGAAATGACTCAAGAACTTCACGGAAATCAGGCATAACTTCTAGAGCTAGATCATAGCTTGTTTTCTTTACGCCGCATGTTTGCTTCGCGAGAAGCTCTTGAGAAAGTCCGGGTGTCATGTTATTGTCCTTCAGTTAAGATTAATTTTTCGATGTCTAATAATTTCCTAAGACTTAAGATATACGAGATTGCACCGTTATCATAGTATAGGGCATTATACTGCAACATGCTCTTCGGTCGGCGAATTTGCCAGATTTGACGACTGCCGTTGTGGTTAGTTAACGCCAGTCGTATACGTTTCTTACTGACCATCTGCAATTGCTTGCAGTCGTGCTTTTTCTACAAGCGCAAGCACGTCTTTACGCGAAGTGCGAGTATCATCATTAAAACCCGGAATTGAGTTATAGAATGTTTCACGGTGCAGTTCTGTAATTATAGCCCTTCGTGCATAATACTGCAAATCTGAGTCATTTTTCAGTGCAGGTGCATTTTCGATAGCACCTAGCAAACAATACGCCGGTTCTTTATCGTAACGAAATTGCACTTTGACGTGCTTTGCCCAAGCGTGTCGTTTGAAGAACTTCTGAATTTCTACAAGAGCTTCAGATACTTTAGTGATTTGCTTTTTCATTATTTACCCTTAGCCTTGGCAAGTGCTTCAGCTTCCTTAAGAACAGCAAGCACGTCTTTACGCTTAGTTGTTTCTGCGTCGTTGAAAGCTTCTGGTTCAGTCACCTTGACGCCGAACTTATTTTTGATAGCTCGTACAAGGAAAGGTGTAATATCTTTGTTTACAGCATGAAGTGCACTTGAGTCAATAGACGGAAGATTCTTAACTTTATTGCAAGCACCGATAAGACAGTAGGCTGGACGCACGTCGCCGAAGTTGCCATCTTCGTATACATTTTGTACCCAAGCGTAGCGCTTGAATACTTTCTGTGCTGCTGCAAAGATTTCAGATGGTTTCAATTTTTTGATTTTCATGTATTACTCCTTGTCAAGAAATGTTTTTAACGCTGTTCGGTGCTTCTTGTAGTTAGCTAGAAGCTTCTGGAATTTCTCATTTGGTATCCACTCCCAATCAGACTTATGGATTAACCCGTACTCAAAGCCTTCGATATCTAGAACCTCCAACAACTCTGAGCGATACGGCTCTTGTAGCTTACGTTCCATTAATAACTCGCTATACCAAGTCTATCAAAATAAGTCTGATTTTTTGTTTTTGCATCTACAACAAATACATATTTTCGGTGATATCTTTTTTCTGCTATATCTTTTTCCGTGACAAATTCATTGCACACCCACTTGCAAACTTTATTGTACATTTTTCCAATCTGTTCTATTTCCTCATTTGAAATAACAACTCGACCGTTATATGTATACTCTTCTGACTTTACAGATTGTGTGTAATACTCTTTAGTCATTTTGAATAAAGCGATTTTTTGGATTTCACCGATGTTAGTCCAGTCGGAAACAAAACCGTTCCATAGATGGATTTCAGGATTACCCGGAATCGCTGTTAGCAATTCTAATAGTTTCCGTTTCTTCATTAGTAGTTCACCAAGTCAGCATCAAACCGATGCGAAACGTACGTCGCGAAGCGTGGCATATCTTTTACACCTTTCGGGAATGTCTTGAATTTTACTACATGTCCTACGATTTTATCTTGATTGAGCATGTAATATTTGCATTCTTCCTGCGTCATCTGCCCCGGAGCTACATTGATTGCAAGCCCTTTCTTGAACAGCAATGCAGCACTAACAGGATCGAAGATATCTTTCAGGAGTGTACCATGAATAGTACCTACTTCGCCATTAGGTTCAAGATTTTCTTGATGTGAGCTACGTTCAGTCCGACCAAGTTCATTTGTCTTCGCTTCGTTGTTATTCTTAGTACCTTCGCTGATTCCTGTTACGAAAATCTCTTCTTCGATAAAGCGTTTAACACGCCATACTTGCATCTTGGCGTCGCTACGACCATACTTATACAGGCCAGCAGGATCACGGATAATCAAACCTTCATATCCTTCTTCAAGGATAGTTGATTCTTCTTGCAGCAGAGTAGCTTTATCTTCTACCAACGTAGAATTGACGTAAGTCATTGCTTCTAGTGCAGCGTACAGTGCCATATCTTCTGTCTTTTGAAAGCTGTCGATGTAGGCTTCAAGAGCTTTCATGCGAGCCACATATCCAAGATGCTTCGTATCTTCAGTAATGTAATCGAACAGTGCCCACGTCACTACAGGTTCGCCTTCAATACGGTTAACTGCTGACGTCGTATCCCTACACAGCGTATCGCTACAGGGATTTTCATTAACGAATACTTCGCCACAAAAACCGTGAAATTCTGGACGGCTGAACAGCTTTGTTACGTGCTTGTTAGCAATAGCCTTGAGGCTTCGGCCTAGTACCTTACCGTGCCGGTTAAGCAGGTGTACACCGTCGATTTTAGGTTGGATAATGCAAGGGAATTTAAGCTTTGCTTCTTTCCAGTCGCAGGCTAACATCGGGCGGAAATCGTCATTCATCTTTAGTTCCTTTTTCGAGTTTGTCTGTTGATTCTAGCACAGCCTTAATATCTTTGCGGGCTTTTAGCATCAATGTATCTATAGGTTCGCCGCCCAAATTCCAAGCCATAGCTTCGTCGGCTTGTTTCAGTAAGCTTGTCAGCTTATTTGTATATGCTTGTTCGGCTTCAAGCTGTTTCTCTAGCTCTGCGACTTTAGTTTCTGGCCCCAGTAAAACTGCTACTTTTCGTTTGAGAAAACTAAGTTGATCCTTGTCTAAGGCTCTGAATAAATGTTCAAGCTCTGGTGTACCTTCTACATTACGGGTTACTTGAGAAAACAACCCTTCGGCAGATGCTACTGGTATTCCATGCCCCGGCCAATAAATATAGAACGGATGATACTGACAAGTTGCGTCATAGCTAATCGACCTCCCACCACCAAATCTGGCAATCTCTTTGTAGCTGGTGCTCACAGCACTTCCTTCTCGTTTTCAGCAAATACATGAAATACAAGTGCTCCGTTCTGTAGCTGATAGCTACCTACAAAAGTTTGACTTGCAGGGTCAACTCCGGGGACTTGATGCCCCGTGCCATAAGTATTGAATCTGTGTGCTACTTTTTGTAGCTCCATAAAATCAGCCAGTACCCAAATACAGGGAACTTCTCGTTGCACTTGTAAAGACAGTATCTTAGCATCTTTCGGTAGCACAATGGTCTGACTGTCTTCTACTTTTAACGGATACTTGTAAATATTCATGGTTATTCCTTTCCTGCTTCTTGTACCGCTTGCACAATTTCTAGTACGTCAGGCGCAATACGTTTTTTATTGCACGCAGTGCAGCGCCAGATACCTATCTGACCTTTTGCATTCTGCCTAAATAAGGCTACTCCGTCACCTATACCTTTATAGCATATTTCACAGATCATTTTGTGACTCCTTTGTAATCATGGTTTTAATCGACCGGCAGTTTTCAGCGTTACAAACATCTGGGTGAGATGGATTCAATATGCTGTTAACCATTACACACGAACCAATGCCCGTCTTTCTGCATTTGCGCTCACATTTGCGGACGCATTCAAGTGTTGCCTTAACGATTGCTTCAACTTCAGTATTTACCATGATCTTATCACAACTTCTTTGCTGCAACGCGGGCAGACAACCCATGCACGGCCATCTGAACCACCTGAGTAGTCCTTACCGTCGTATCGTTTCATATCTGCCGGAACGTATTTAAGTATAGCTGCACAGTTTTCGCAAGTGATACGCTGAATTACTTGTGGTGCTTCTCCGATTACTTTAATCATTGTTTACTCCTTTGCGCGCAAACTTAAGTGGCTCGTACAACCTTGCACGACTATTACTGTCCCATGTGTAAGGCTCGCTGCCAGTACTCTTTGGTTTTGGCAGCGGCGTAATTGCCTCTAGATAGTTTACGCGATCTTGCAGACGACGGAGTTCGGCCTGTAGGGCATCGATTTCCTTTTTGTTCATACAGGCTCCAATGCTTTCGTCCAGTAATCCGTCAACGCGTCGGCAATCATCGCTCCGATTTCATCCTGCAATGCTTCAGGGTCAGGTAAGTAGCTGATCCGGCCCCACCCTCGAACCCTCTGCACGCGGTGATCGGTGTCGCGGTCATCACTGAACATCTGGCCTTCGCTGTCGTAGATGTAGCCACGATAGAACTTGAACGGCGGCTTATACAAAGCCAGCGCGCGATCACGAATAGTTGGCTCGGTCATACAAGCTCCAATTGAGACAGAACAAATACTTCGTGATATTTCTGGCAGGCTGCTTTTGCTTCGTCAAGCGTAGTAGCACTTTGAACCACTGTTCGGTCGTTCCATGTATCACGCGCATAAAACATAGATGACCCTGTAAAGTGAACAAAAACATCGTAATGGTTATCCGCTGATTTGTACCACTCACCGGGAAGCACTTCGCGCCACACCAACGGCTTAACCCTACGTGCACACTCAACTGCGTTTGTTACAACGTCAAGCGGAACAAGAGCAGAATAGAAAACGTCATCATTCGGATCATCGAATACGCAAAGCATTGGCTCACCTTCACTGTAAGGTCCGTGCTTGAACCATGCTGTCGGCTTAAGTTTGACTTTCATGCATTTCATTACTATCTCCTATTACTTAACGTTCTTCATTGTAGTTCGTTCTTTTGAGTTCTCGATTAGTACTGAACTTTCTTTTGACTTTCTTTGAGTACTCTTCGAAATCTTCTGTTCGCTTCTTAGGCTTTTTCACAATCTTAACGAAGGTATCTTCTTCAAGTTTATTTTGAATATTTTTCACGTAATTCTTCAAGTCTCGGATATGCCTCTTCTGGCGTCAGGTCAACTTCAAATGCTATCGTAGTGTCGCCATCTTCGTTAATCCCTACTACGTTTAGCAGGTTCAATCGGTTAAAGCTTCGTTTGAGTACAATCTCTACAAAATCAGCTTCGTTAATTTGTGCTTGAACTAGTTCCATACGTCTCCTTCGGTATTGTTGTTTTCCGTGACTGTTTCCCGGAGCGATTCAAAAAAGGCAGCTTCATCTTCTGGCTTATTGTAGAAGAAGATGTCCTCTGGAAAATCTTGGCTAAGCTTCTTGGTTTTACCCACAGAAGAATTCCTTGAATGAATTGAAAGGGATTAACCTGTAGTGCTTTCCGCGTAACTTTAGGAATACGCCAGCCTTAGACCAGATTTTAGGGGATTTGTAATAGATTTTCATTTGTATCCTTTCTTATTCGTACCCGCCGAGTTTTACTGTTTTATCAAATTGAGCACCGCAAGTTGGGCACTCTTTCCATTGAACGTCTTGGCTCTTATAGTCATACCCACCAGAAGTATATTTTGATTTTCTGACCAGAGGTTCTTCGTGTTTGCATTTTGCTTTAAGTAGACTGTACTCTGCGTAAGCGTCATCATATTCTTTACGTTTTTTCGCTGCAATACGGTTTAGTGCATCTAGTTTATCAGTGAATTCAGACATGCTATTCCTGTACCTGTGAAAATTTCTCGAACATACCTTCTCGCGCTATAGCTATTGTAGCAACATCGAAGGTATTCCCAGTTTCAAACTTGTTCAATGACTGATTGAATACAATCTCTTTTACTGAGCATAGATAATGCCAGCTTTGATTCAGGAAGATTACTGCATGAATCAGGAATACAGACGTCTTCAGGAAGTCGTACCTATCTAGTAGTTCCTTGTTTTGAGCAACAAATATTTCGTCGCCGATCTGGAATTTAGTTTCAGGCTGCATAGCTAACTCCTTTAAATTTTCCTAGCTCAATCCAAGCGTCTTCTTGGCGTTCAAATGGTTCTCGATGACAATCAAACCAAATACCGAAGATACACCAGAACAGGTTTGTACGTTGTACAACCCAACCTCTTTTGCAATCGTACCAGTTATTACGAACTACTTCTTTTTCCTTGTAGGCTACTCTATATTTCACTCGTATTCCTTTACTACTTCAAACTTTTTACGAGCGATGGCGTGCTCTACATCTTCTTCCGCAAAAGATAGAACAAACGACCCAGAAGCAATTAAATTAAACCAGAAAGGAAACCACCAATACTTGATTTGCGGCTGAAACCAAATTTTGCTCTCTGGTGCCGAATTCCGAGGTCGTTGTTCACCTATGATTCGGTATTTTGTCTTGAAAAACTTCATTCTAGTCCTTTCTAGGTGGAATTTTAATTCCGGGGTTGATCTGCACTACAGTATCAAGCTGTTCTGCATAAGCTGTTGCAGCAGCGCATGTCTTAAATACATAGTTAGTTGCATTGCGCCAAATACCGAAGAATTTCGCTATAGCCCCTTGTTTTTGGATGAACCAGCCACGCTTAACGTAATAGTCAAAGCCTGACCTATCGCAGTATTCTGAGTACTCTTTAAAAATTACTCGGTATTTCATTGCGGCTCCTTCCACATACAAAACTCACCGTCTTTTACAGTAATCGTTATCGGTCGATTCTTTGCAGTGTATCTGCAATAATCAAATCCACCGTCAATCATAGCAGTTTCATCAAGGCTCTGGCGATAGTCATGCACAGCAGAACTATAGATGATTTCACCGTCGTCAGCTACAACTGCACTAATCGGTGCTCCATCAACAAACGTAGCGTCTGAAATCATCAGATTCAAGCCATTACGAACAAGCAAGAAGTAATGCTTGTGACCTTTGCTTTCATCTGGGTTCGGATTGTAGAAAACAGGATAAGCTTCGTGTGTTCGAACCCCAGACTTCAAAGGAGCAGCAAAATTACCTACGTAATGAGCTTTAAACCGCTCTTCTACCTTCTGGATATCAAGCCAAGTAGTTTCCTTGCGGAGACGTGCTGTGATTTGTTTAAAGCTTGTTTGCATCGGGTGCTGTGTAGTGTAAGCCATAGTTGTGTGCCACTTCTTGGAACCGTCTTTCCCAACCTGCGACGGGGTACTGGTCGTGCAGTTTTTGCAAGCTGCTAATCAAATCCATGTGATTCGACGGCAAGTTGAAATGGCTTGTAATTGCAGGCCAGCCTGAGTTTGCGACTTCCGGCCCCGGATTATCGAACTGCGGAATGTACTCGCTGTCGGAAATTAAACTCCCGGCAAAACAAGCCAGTGTTTTACCAGCCGAGGGCACTTCTTTTCGGTAGTAGCAAGTATTCCTCAAATCACTGTCTGATTCAGACTTCTCCCCTTGTTTGCGGGCGTGAGCCAGCACCTGATCATATACCTGTTGTTCAGTGATATTCGGCAAGTCTTCAAGACTAAATTCTCCAAAACGATGCTTCATGTGTTCTCCTATTAGATTTTGATTTGACGAATACTACCATAGTCTGGCAGATATTTCGCAAGATAGTCTCGGCCTGCTGTATCTCTGTATGAATCAAGATATACGACTTCGCTAACGCCAGCTTGAATAAGCATTGCTGCACAAGCGATACAAGGTGATAGAGTAACATACAAAATACTACCAGTTGAATTAAGTCCTTGCTTACTACATTTCATCAGGCAGTTTAGTTCTGCGTGCAATACTTCTGGTTTAGTGACAGCATCACAATGTCCGATTCCGTCTACCATCTTGTATGTCCGGGTTTCGCAATCGTTATCAGTCCCAGAAGGAGTACCATTATAGCCGGGTACGATTACGCCGGTTGAAAGTACAAGTACTGCTCCTACTTTGGTTCGAACTGCCTTACTAAGCTTGCTGTGCTCGATAGCACACTGCATATAGACTCGGTCTAGATCACGTTGGTTTGGCATTGGTTTCTTTCATCATTTCCTCATTATAAAATATCGAATGCCCTCTGCCATAAGCAGCAGAATTAACCAGACTATAAGAAATTCGATAATTGACATTATTAACTCATATGCAAAGTGTGAACGTGAACTTTTAAGCCTTTTGCTGTCGCAATATCAATCATGTGTTTTGTTCCTTTTGATTTACCGTCCCACAGAGCAATCAGTGCTTCTGCGTTCTCGGCCATTTCTGCATTTCGCAGATATCCTGCCCGCTTGCCGTAGGTGTTCCAGTCAGCAGGGAAGGGATATACAGGCAACTTTTCTTCCTGAGCATACCTATGACCAAGCATATCAGCACCACGGGCCATTCCACATACCACTGAAGTGACAGGAAACGGAGCCGTGCGAATAGCTTCACGAAGTTCTGTCATAGACGTAATATCTCGACTACCTGCAATAATTGTTTTCATACTTTATCCTTCAGCTTTACCATAAGTTATTCCCCGCGACTTCCAGAATTTTACCCGCTTTTTCGTAGTCCTTGTATCCAAACCCTACATTTTCATCGGTTCGAACTAGATGATTCTCTGTCTGTTCGTCTGTGAAATCAGTTTCATCATCTAGGATAACGTAATGCGTGATCCCCTTATCTTGGTTCTTATCCAGCCAAACCA